GTGTAGATCGATAGTACCTTTACATCCATGGTGCCGGGGAGAGTGGTGTTCCACTCCCACGTTTTATCCGACTCCCTCCGGCCCACCAGTTTTTGGTGGGTGGTGCCGGAGCCTACCTCGCATGCCCATTTGACGAGTGATCGTCTAAGGGCAGGCGTAGATAGGAAGGCACGCACGTCCGAAGAACGGACGACGTGTTGAGACTCATTCTCGCCATCGGGCCCGTGTCGGGCGTAGATGGCGTAAGACGGATAGAGATAGTCCCCCGGGAGGGGGAGCTTATGTCTCGGGCTCGTCCACGAATAGGTCTCAAATGTATAGCCTCCGAACCCGCACGACGCATGGCCCTTCGCTCGCGACAGTTTCCCGTCGCGGTGAAGGTGCCCATCGCCGTATGCTGCGGGTCCCCACTTCCGTGCGGATTCTGGGATGTACTCCAGAATCATCTCCGCCCGGGTGTGGTCGAACTGCCCAACGTAGTAGTTGTGCAGCGCGAAGAGGTCGGCCATGCGTAAAGCAGTTTTAGCATACCATGGACGAATATCGATGCCGCAAAAGTAGTCAGCACCACACGATTCCCGAAATGGGCCCTTCCAGAATGACTTGGAAGGGTTGGGTGTGAACCCAAGATCGCGAAGGACCGCCACGAAAGACTCGGCGCACGCAGAAGGGACAATTATGTCGTCCCCATACGTGCGGATATCCCGAGTAGGCACCCCTTCGATCTCTGCCACTGTTGTGGCAATAGAGTAGAAGAGGGCCGTCTGTAGCGGAAATGTGAAACCATTGCCCATGGAGCTAAACATCTGCAGGTTGTAACGTTCACCTTGGTATTGTACCGTTGGTGTGCGCCCCGCTTCGAGTAACTCCAGCCATCCCTCAGTGAGAAGGTGGCGGACAAGTTCAAAAGCTATGGTGTCACTGGCACTGCTGAGGTCGATGGTTGCTAGAGTCCCATCTATGGAACCACGTCGCGCGAGCCGTTGGTTAGGCTCTTGCTTAGTGATATCCAAACCCCACGGTTTGATACGTCGTTCCATCTCACGTCCGATACCCCGCTGGAACATAACGTTCAGCGAAGGTTCGACCACGATGGACCGATGCGTTAAAGCCGTTTTTGCGACGAAGCCCAACTTACCGTCCCTGACTAGGGAACGGAGTTGCTTTACCTCACCAACGTACTTAGTCCAGCCGGGCATCATGCCGGCTATCCTTGGTACGAGACGAAGAAGGCTTGCACTACAC